ATACGTCCGTTCAATACACCAGCAAACGTGTTACCAGTGTCATCTACCTGAAGGTTGTTGCTATCGAGAGCAGGAGTGTAGTCAAGTACACCAGCCATCTGAAGAGCAGAAGCTACATCAGAAGAACAGATCATGACGTTACCCTTACCACGACGAGTTGCCTTAGCAATTTCGTTCGCATCACGCTCAATTTGGAACATCAGACCTTTGAACTTCTCTACAGACCAACGTCCGTTAGAGTCAACATCAAGGTTGAATGTACCAGCAGATGCTACGTTGTTCTGAGCACCAGCAGTAGCAGTATAGTTGATAGTACGAACTACTTCGCGGTTGATTTCAGAAAGGATCTCAGCTGACAAGATGTTTGCCAACTCAGACTCAGCGTCAAGACCGTGAACAGCCTTGAGATCCTGAGCGAGTTCCATTGTGTACTCAGCCTTCAACGCACGAGAAACTGCTGTTACAGCAACCTTCTCGATTGAGAACGCCATTTCACGGAACTGCTCACCAGTCGCTCCACCCAATGCTTCCGCTTGAGCAGTAGTCATACCAGTTGCAACAGTGTAGCCGTTAGCAGATGCACGTGAAGTAGGATCAGAACCAGTCTGACCAACAACAGTACCAGCGTTAGACTCGTCGATGTTATTAGTTGACGCAGTGTTCGCAGCATAAGACTTCGAGAATGAAGTATCTGCTTCGTTGAACAGTGCCTCATCACCAGTCTGGCTGTTAAAGCGTGAACGCATCGCAAAGATAAGTCCTGTAGGACCAGTCATTGGCTGAACACCAGCGATATCATATGCGATCAGATTAGGCATAGAACGACGGACCAGTGAAATAAGTACTGGATCGTATGTGTCGATAGCACCATCTGATGCAGTAGATGACGATGCACCCATTGCGTTAGTTGGTGCAGCCTCTAAAAGTGAAGTTTGCTGTGCAAACCCACCAGAACGCCCCTCGCGAAGAGATGCTTCTTGGTTTTCTAATAGTTGAGCAGTAACAGCACGACGATGAGCATCGTTAATACCAGGAGCTTCTGGATGTTCAAGGACGGGCTGCCATTTATTAATAAGTTGATCAACAGTATTCATTGATTTTTCCCCTTTACCTTATTTATTTTTTTGTTTTCAATTGAGACAAGTGAGTCATGTATCTTGCCATAGTGTCAGACATGCCGTTGGTATCAATCCCATCGGTTGATTCATCGATTTGCTCATCGTCACTGACAGTTGCTTCGGTTGGGAAATAGTTTTCCTTAACCATAGCGACTTTCTCACGGAATTGGTCATCATCTTCATACTCAATCCCTTCTGCCAAAGACTTCAGCTTCTCTACTTGAGTATCAGCTAATTCCTCTGACAATTCGTCGATGACAGCTGTTCTTTTCATTTCAGACAATTCCTTCTGAATTGAAATAGAATAATTAACAGCTTCATCCAAAGACTCTTCAAGTTCGTCTACTTTGTTAGCCAGATCTTCGACTACGTCGACTTTCTCTTCTGGCACATCAACGTAGTGCTCAACGAACAAAGACTTGAGACCTTGCAGGAATTCTTCTGCAATCTCAGCTCTCATACCACGCTCAATAGCGAGTTCGTTTTGCTCCATGAATTGCTCGACAACATATTCGAGATATTCATTTAACTTACCTGAAATTTCTTCTTTAATTGATTCGAGTTGTTCTTCAACAGCGTTATCAATATCTTCAGAAACAGTTGTAATATGCTCATTAACCTGAGCAACTACTGCTGCTTGGAAAAGTTCAGACGCTGTATTTTTAAATTCTTCTGAAAGAGATTCATCAGAACTAAAGATAGCTTCGATATCTGCAGAAATGTCAAGATCTTCTTTAGTCATCTTCTTACCTTTGTAAGATGATTTGACCATTTTCTTCTTGGACTTCATTTCTTCCATATCGTCGTCATCGTCATCGTCATCGTCATTATCTTCGCCATCCATCGCTTTGAGCATTTTTTCGTAAACTGACTCAAGTTCAGCTTTCTTCATTTCGCCCATTTTTGACATCATAGCGTTGATCATACCCATCTTAGTTGATGGTGCTTTAGTATCAGATGAACCTTGCTTGACTGCTGTAGTCTCGCCACCCGTTTTATCGGCTGAACGCTTCGCAGCTTCGTCAAGTTCCAAGTCTTGATCTACTGTCTCATCGATCTCGACTTCGGTATCGTATTTCTGGTCAACCATTGGTATTCCCCCTAGTGATTAATTTATTTATAATTTTCTCAAATTTTCCATAAATCTACGGAAAACACGCAACTTCACCTCGTCGAGATTCCGAGTTGTTGCTTCCTTTACTTCATCATGTAATTCGGAAATATCAACCTCTTTTATGAGACCGTTTTCCCAAATCCATTCCTTTCCTTCCATGATACCCTCTACGAAAGCATCTGGTGCTGAAGGATCGGCTACAATGTCAGCTGCAGTAGCAAGATAAAAATCACCTTGTACTTCGGCTGCACCACCTTTTGACTGTTTTAGTGTTCCCATACCTCTAGATGAAACACCAAGACCTGCACCTTCGTCAATGAAGTTTTTAACGATATTCCCCATGGGAGTATCCATAATCTTAGCAGAACCGATAAAATTATTTCCATCCTGCTTTAATTCTTTAATCATATGCGAAACTCTGTCTAAGTTTACAGTTGGACCTTGTGGGTGTCCAAGTTCGCCATATGCTCTGTTCTTAGCAATATATTCTTTATTGTATCTTTCGACTTCTTTCGCCAATACTTCTACAGGATAGACTCGACCATTACGATTCTTGATTTCGCCTTGCATAAAGACACCGCGAATCATATAATCTTTCTTTCCGCTGTCGTCAGCTTCAGTCAGATACTGAACATCTTCATTTAATTCTGTTATTAGTTTCATGTTACAGTCCTAACGTTTTTCTTTTTCTTAATGTCTTAGATCTCTTACGCAAAGTCTGAGACATTTTTCCCTTTCTCTTCTTAGCAGCCTTACGTTGAGCCATCTTTCTAGCTCTACGCTCAGCGGCAGACATTTTAACAAGTTTTCCGCCACGAACAGTGTAACCTGCTTTACCCGCAACTTTTTTTCTTCTTTGAACTTGTCCGCCACGAACTCTATTCACTTTTTTAAAAGTGACTTCGTCCATATTGGCAAATTCAAAAAATGTCAGCATTACGCTCTAAATCCGATTCTAACAGCTTTAACTTCTACATTTGATGAAAGATTATCTGTGTAATCCTTTTCTACAAACTCAATACCTTTAGAAGCCATCGTGAAAGTGCCGATAGTATTAGATCCATCGTTGCTAGTATGAGTAATCAAAGCTGGTGTATCTTGATCGTTGTAAACACGAACCAACTTTGCATCAAAAACTGTATTAGCAGTAGTCAATGCTATTTCGTTATCACCTTGAAGTTTAATGATACTGGGCATTATCTTCTCGCCTGTTTAAATGCAAAGTCAACCATTTTCATGAAGGAAGAAACATCTTTGTTTAGCATTCTTTCCAACTTTTTTTGGTTTGACGGATTTACCGCATCATAAACTTTTGTGATAGCACTGGCTGTCATCAAGTCTACTGGCGTTTCATCTCCATCGTCAAACTTAATAGACTTTGTGCCTTTACGCTTGACGATATCTCTTAAATCTTTGAGGACATTCTTTTCAGCCATCGTATTTGTTTCTTTGTCAGAAATACGTTTGGCTTGCCCTTTATCTGACTTGAACTGACCATCCGTAGCAACAGGGTAATCAGTAGCCTGCGTTCCGTGAACTGCAAAGAATGCTTTATCTTGCTCAGATCGAGGATTAATTACCTCATTCATTCTTTTTCTAAGTTCTTTGAATGGACGTGCCATTGTTCTCTCCTATAATCCTTACAATATATTTATAAATTATGCAAAATAAGGTATTTTGTAGTCTGTTCCATCAATTGTCACTGTCAAATATCCATCTGGATTAGCAACTACTCTATCGTTGTTAGTTAAATTTTTCAAGATTGAGGTGACTGGAGTATTGTCCCCTGTAGTTGTTAATTGACTAAATGAATTAGCAACTGTCAAGTAATTAGCAACTGTAGTATTCACATAGCTGTTGGCAGCGGCATAAGATAAATCCGCTTTCAGTGATAATTGATCATTGACATAAGTATTAGCAGCGAATGTTGCATTTACATAAGTATTTGCTGCTTTCCCTGCATCTAATGTATTTACACTACTATTAATTGTAGTGACAAAATTAGCATCATCGCCTATCGCTGCAGCAAGTTCATCTAATGTGTTTAATAGGTCTGGTGCACCATCAACTAATGTACTGAGCTGATTACTCACATATGATTGCATGAACGCATTACTTACTGCATCATCAATTAATCCTGTAAGTCTTAATGTGACATTAGTAGAGTCAGGTCTGCTGAATACAATTGTATCGTTTGCGTCATACCATTCTACTGAAGAAATACCAATAGACTCAGCATTAGCTACAGTAATATAATTTTGTAATTGTGTATTAGAAGCGAGGTTTTCTATTTCGCTATATTTTGCTAATCTTGCTCCACCAACTGCTGTTCCATCGTGTACAGCTAATGTGTTGATGTCTGTGATGACAGTGATCTCACCATTGGCGCCAGTGAAATTATTATGCTGGGCGAGCGTTCCTCTGCGTAATTGTAGAATCGTTGCCATTAGTGATCTATGTCTCTATAATCTGTCATACATTGTATTTATTTTACGCAGTTAGTAGTCCTAAATCTTGACCAATTAACTGCCCTGAAGGCTCCATTAAATCTGTGGCAAGTTGAGTAGGAACACCAAACGCATCAGTCGATCTTGCAGCAACTGTTCCTAAATCACCACCAACCTCTTCATCACCTGTGTTCGGGTTAATAACTGTATTGGCACTGATTAATGTTATTAAGTCAGATATTTTTCTATAAGTATTTTCTAAGTAGTTATTCGCAACAAGAGTATCGGTATCAGTAGAAATCAAGTCAGCATTATTAATTACAATTTTAGCTCTTGATGCATTAGTGGTGGATTCCCTCGCAGTAATTTCAGCAACACCAATCGTTACTGTATTTGAGGAAACGTATAAATCTTTGTATCTTTTATCTGGCGTACCAAGACTATAAACATTGTTAGCATCGGGGATGATGCTTTTAGTGGTAATAGATGTCGAGAAAACATTTTGTACTAATTGTGGATCATCATCAGCTTTCGGATACACTTTGAACTGGAACATTTCAGCGGAAGCATTCCAGACTGGAACATAGTTATTTTCCAGTGTTAGTGTATCTACATCATCCAAGTTCCGCATTCTAACTTCACCACCACCAGCTGTACCAGCCATGGTGAAGCGATTGCCTCCGACGGTGCTAGATACTTTAGCAGCAACGTCATTCTTTAATTTTGTGACATCATTAAAAACTTTAGATTGTAATTTTTCGAACCGATCTTCTAATGGTTTGAGATCTGGTGTTAGTCCTGGATCACCTTTTTCGCCTTGTGGTCCACGCTCACCTTGCTCTCCTTTTTGTCCTCTAGGTCCAGCTGGTCCAGCTTCACCACGAATCCCCTGCTCGCCCTTCGGTCCAGCCTCGCCTTTCTCTCCACGTGGACCCTGTATTCCCACGGCTCCATCCAGACCGCTAGGACCTCGTTCCCCTTGAATGCCTTGATCACCTTTGTCCCCTTTATCGCCCTTGTCGCCTTTCTCGCCTTGTTCGCCAGTATCGCCTTTTGGACCTTGTGGACCGATCTCTCCTTGATCTCCTTTATCCCCTTTTAGTCCTCTTGGACCTTGCTCTCCAGGATCACCTTGATCTCCTTTTTCACCCTTCTCACCAGTGTCGCCTTGTACACCTTGAACACCCTGTAGACCTTGGATGCCCTGATCACCTTTATCACCTTTATCGCCTGTGTCACCTTTTGGACCCTGTGGACCCATGTCTCCTTGTGGTCCAGGAACAGGCTCTTCGGTTAAAACTGTTGGGGGTGCGTATGAGTTGTCAAGTTCTTCAACCTGACTTTGTAAGGATTGTAATTGTTCAGTGAGCTTAGAAATCTCTTGCTTAGTATATTGTATACTGGCAGCAAGAGCTTTCGCAAGTTCTAGCTGATCATTCCTTTGACTCATTGATTTGTTCCTTGTCACTGTTCAAATCATTAAAAAACTTAGTCATGGAACGAGTCAATTCTTTTTGATCCTCATCACTTTCACCAAACATTTGAGGAGAATTATTAGATATTTCTGGTTCTTCTACTTCTTCTTCCGCAGGTGGTGGTTCATCACCCTGAGCCATCTGCTTATCCATTAACTGCATTTCTTCTTCAGATTGTTGAAGAACCTGTTTACGCACATATTCAATAGAGAAATACTTACCAACATAGTCATCAATATCACGCAATAATGATAACCGTTCTCTAATAAGTTCAGCATCTTTCAACTCAGTGAAATGCGAATCTCTATTGTAATCATAGTTTATCTTTTCTTTAATCTCACTCCATTCAGCCTTGGTGATAACACCTTTCAAGACCAATTGAGTTTCTAAAATTCTATCAAAAAGATATGCGAAACGTGAACGTAATCTTGTAATGAATTTAGCAAACTTCAATTCATCACGTGTAATTTCTGATGCTCTGCCCATCCCGAATGCTTGATCTTGTTCAAGTCTAGTTGATGGTACATTAAGAGCTTTGTATAGTTTTCTTTGGAAATATTCTACGTCAGCCAACTCACCCAAATTTTGCCCTGCGGGTAGAGTAGTGATCTCAGTTCCTCTGCCACCTTCACGACGAGGCAACCAATAATCCTCTAGCATAGTCTGATAACGTCTGTCATCGCGAATCTCGCCAGTCTGAGCATCATATACTAGTTTATTCTTATACTTCACCATGATGTCACGCAGATATTGCTCTGCTTTCATCTTAGGCAAGTTACCTACATCAATGTAGAAGATGCGACGCTCTGGTGCTCGAGAAATACGATAAATGACTGTAGCATCTTCCAGCATACGCAACTGATTCAATGGCTTCATAGCTTTATGTAAATGCGAAATAGTCATTTTGTTATCTTTGTCAGTAAGTCCTGACGTCACATAAGCTATTGA